ATTAAAGAAATTACAATATTTAATTACTGTAATTATACCCTCGCTTCATATAATGGATTATCTTAGCGTTAAAGAAAAAAGACTTCGTAAAAGCGGAACTAATTATACATTAGTGCCTGATAAACTAGGGCTCTATTTGCCTAATATTAAAGACTTTATTGCAATGCATATTCTTTAAACACTGTCGTCGTCTGAGTCCATATTTGAGGGTTCTTGACGAACGCCAGCAGTAATTCTAAGGCGTTTATGGCCATTAGAATCTGTAGTAACACCAAGACCTGATTCGGCTTCAGCATCAGCCTGTGTATCTGTTCTAGGTTTCATTCCCTGAGGTGGAAGACCACCTGTGTCATCTTCAACATCATATTGATGTTCCATTATATATTTCAATTGATTTAACTGACGACGATAGTACGCGGCTTTTCTTTGAGCCCTCTTGATTTGATCGTAATTGCGAACATACACAGTACGTACGCGAATACGAGGCTTAGAATACCTAGGCATACGATACCTAGGACGCATATAGCCTTTAGACCGAAAACCTCCATAACGTCGAAAAAACCGCATTGAATTAGTTCTATCTTAATATCCGGGCAGAGTAAGAACACCAGCATAATTATTAAAAGAAGGACTTGAATTTACAGCAGAAGTCAAAAACGCTGGATTCATTTCAACCACATCCAAGTATGTCTGAGTAATGATACCAACTGTAGCCAAAGAGGGAGTGTCCAAAATCAACTGATTATTAACACCACCAGTAGCAGCACTCAATTGGATATAACAACGACGTTGATACATAAGAGTACTTTGAGACACATTCTGCCAGTTCGGAGTAGTACCCGAGTTTGAGTAATCAGAAAAGACTTGAGAAATTTGACCAAGTCCAAAAATATTCACGGTAGTTGAAGTCCATGAAGTTGAAGTTCTTACAGTAAATGTAACAGCAAAAAGTCCGTTTAATGAAGCTGGAAAAGTAAGAATAACTTTGCCAGCACCAGCAGTATAGGCTTGACCGAATGAATCCGTCTGAGTTGCTGGTACAGAAGCTGTTGAATAGCTGAGAGAAGTACCAATGTTATTCTGAACTCCTTTCAAATATTGCCATGAAGCATTGGAGATTGTACCAAAAATACTAGGAGTTGTAGTAGCAACACCAGATGGCACAAGATAAATATCCTTTTGTTGCATAAAACCACGTGACACAGTCAATTTAGGAATTTTCAAGCGAATAGTATACTCAACCCAAAGTTCACCCAATTGCTGATTTTGAAGAACAGTAGGAATATTATTCAAAGCAAACTGGAACAATCCAAGATCATACGTCTTTGGATCTTCAGAAGTAGGTACTGGTCCAGTACGCACAAATGAAGCAAGACGATCAGTTTTGGAATAATCACACTCAATACCACAAACCATATCATCAGTTGTCTTAGCAGAAACAGCTCCATGATACTGCATCATAACCTCCTTATTAACAAAAGGGGCATGAGAAGCATTGTAATCGCAACACATAATAATGGTGCCTGCTTGACCAGCTGTTGTAGCATTACCGAGGTCGACAGTAGTCTTAAACATAAATATAAGTTTTTCAAACTCATATTCTTCATAATTTGAAGCAATCTGAGATAACCATGGAAAATTCGATTGCAATCCAGGATTAATATAAAAAGAATTATTCGTAAACGAACTACTCGAAGGTCCGTAAATATCTGAAATATATTCACGATTGGAAATTCGAATCGATTCAGTCTCGTCGTTCGCGCCGGCAACAATCATTGATCCGCCGGAGGTTCCACCATCGACCAATTCATTCGCTGCATAAGACCCACGGCCAGTATACAGGCCTGAACCACCGAAAGCAGCAAGTTTAGATGATGCCATACTAACTACTTGGTTACGAATCGACTTCGGAACCCATGAGTTATAGGATTTCCTCACTCCATCGCCAATCCTACCAGCATCTCTCATAAATTTTCGTACAGAATACGCACCTTTCCCAGTAAAACCCCATTTGGAACGGTTGCGTAGTTGGTCGGAAAGAGCAGATTTGTAATCGGCTCCAAACATGTCCCTGGACCCCTGAGAGCCCCTTGATCCAATAACAGCACTACGAACAGTGCTGAGAATTGTCTGCCTCATCTTAGCCCGTTTTGCTTTACTAAGCAACTTAGCATCATATCGGGACAATTTACGTCCACCATACTTTCTAGCCATTTTTTTTTTAAAATATGTTGTGTTTACGGAGGAGGAATAAAACCAACGCGAGGGGCAAGTCCATCGCCAAGACGAACACAGGAATAAATACCTGCTTGTTTCTTGCAATGGTAAAGATCCGTAATACGACGAAGAATCTGGGTGTTGGGATCGTTGACATCTTTGTTCCACATGTCACCAGGGTGAACAACACTTGAAAGATAAAATGACGACCCATAAAACTTGCATGTGCCACCCTTCGTCTGAAGAGTGCAAGAAAATACATCAATCATTCGTGTCATAAAATTAACAGGAATAGGAACTCCTTTAAAATCGCGATCGCGAATATCATCAATAACAATAATCTCTTCATCAGTGTATCCATCTGCCCAAGGCCACTGAGCACCAAAATAATAAATAGATTTTCCAGTAGCAGCAGCTTCTTCTTCGGCAAGCTTATGAATATAAGTACTCTTGCCAGAACCAGCGTCACCAATCGCGTAAACAAATTTCGGAGGAGCATCCAATTTGCGATTAGGAGCACAAGCAGTAAGAAGTGCATGAAATCCACGATGATGCATAACATACGCTTTAGGGTTCTCTTGAATAATAGTCTTCAAACCCTTAACTCCTTCAGATGAAATGAGTTTTGCTTGGGCATCAAGAGTAGAAATCTCCTTGATGTTTGCATTTTCAGAATGATATTCTTTAAAATCACCTTCTTTCTTACAATACTTGATATTCTGAGTTTCAGTACCACGGCAATAAAATATTGCTGCACGTGCCAAACCAGATAAAGAACGAACAGATGAAACAGTACGTGCGTTCTTAAAGTTCATGTAGCCTTGCAAATGTGGAGTACCAGAAGCTCCAACTTCTTTACCAACCAATGAATAGTGAGTAATATCTTCCATCCATGTGCAGATAGCATCATACTCAATGGAAGTATAATTGTTCAAAGTAAAACAATACCGTCTAGCACGCTTGACGTTAGTGGTGGTAATCTTCTCACCGATCTCTGGATCCATGTTCTATGCATAACAATCATACATAGAAAACAATTCAATTGAGCGTTTGTCAGAATACAAATGTTGAATAACAGCAAGAAAAACAGGATCAGAAAGCTCGCGAGCTTTAATTAGACAATAGCTGAGCATCGGAGGCTCTTGGTAACAGACAATTTCGTCTAACGCCTAAATAAAGTAACAGGCTCTATGTCAGGAAAATAAGGAACAGTTGCGTCAGAGTCGTAATCTTCAGTGTCAGCGTTTACATCAACGAAATCAGTAGTGGTAGCTGCAGCAGCTAGCACGGTCGCAGGGGAGGGAGTACGGAGAACGGAGACGCCGACTCGCTGAGGCGATCCCACTCCATGCTGACCTCGTCGGGGATTAATGGTGGAGGCGCGGACGAACTGAGCTGGTGCCTTGCAAATTCAGAAATTCCAATAAAAAAATATTGGAAATCACGAAGCGTCGGCTTTGAACGTTCATACATATCGAACGAGTCTTGAGCATATTTCAGGATTTCAGCATGCGTCAAGCAAGTAGGCATAAAGCAGATCTTTGGATGGCGGTGCGATGAAGTGTTGGCAACAATTTCCCGACGTACCGCATCTTCTGGTTCTTCGTCACTATCCTGAAGACCATCTTCAGGAGCCGAAAGATATTCAACGGACTCCTGGACGAGATCCTCAATGTCTGGTTCGTCCATGTCATACTCGTCGTCGCCTTCGTCTTCATAATCAGGGTCATCTTCGGCTTCGCATTGGTCGATGACACCAACGGGAGCAGAACGTTTAACACCACGAGGTTGAGTAGTTGGAGGAGTAAGAACGATGGGACGACGTTCTACAGGGTTGTCACATGAATCAACCATGCAGTTCATGTATGGTGACCAATAAAGACCTGCAGCCTGAGAGGTAGTTGAGGACGATGAGCTTGATGTTGACATTTTGCAAGGGGTACCCTACAAATGAGCAAAACTGAATACAGGAATTACAATCGGGATTCTAAGCCCTCTAATTCACCTGTTAAAAAAGTTGTAGAGTTTCACTAGCCGTGGCCGGTTATTGACTAATATATGAAGTTATGACTTCATATATAAGAAATCAACGTACCCACATGTTCTAATTATATATCCAAAAAAATTTGGATCGAAGGCGGGTATGGGATTTTTTTTTTTTTTTTTTTTTATAGCTTATTTTGCTGTTTAGACAAAAATTCGCGAACAGCATTACATCCAATATATTGTAAACAAGCGTGCCCTATGTTAGCGTCGCGTAATCCGGGCACTTGGGCATTTGCTTTATATAAAAATGGAGCACTGCGACATTCAATACCTAACGATTCGAAATAATTAGCTTCCTCAGCAGCTAAAACAAAGTTTCTGTAGGTATAATCGCTGACGGAATTCACATCAATCCACAAAGCCCATTTGATAGCAGGGGCTTTGCGTACCATCCACAACCAAGTATGTGGAGTGAGATGTTTATTATGCTGTTTAATAGCAGCTGCAGCTTCGGCTAAAGAACATCCTTGTCCTTCAGCCCATATCGAAATAGTATCATCATCTAAAGATAATGGATACTTATTAGCTGTAACCCTGTAAATTCTAACAGTGTTATCAGGCTGTGACTCCACGTATCTTCGAATACTAGCATGAGTAACAGGTAGTTGAGCTAAACCCGTAATGCCTCCACTACGTGTAGGCATTATAAATAATATGTTTTAAAAAACATATTATAAAAAAACAAAAAGTATTTGTGTGAAATTACACGGAAACACAAAGTTTCCTAGGTTTGACACAAAAACACTCGACACTCTATAGGTAATATAAGAGCCTTGTGCCAAGGCGCCCTATAGAGTGT